AAAACCGAGCAAACGCGCTATAAAGGCTTTGTGGGCGGTATCGTATTCACCATTGGCGCGGTGTTCTCCTTTGTCACTTGGTGGCTAGGTAATCGATAATGGAATTCCTACAGTTTGCCACGGACGTAGGATTTCCTATCGCGGCGGCGACTGGCGGAATGTATTTTGTCTACCTGACGCAGAAATTTTTGCTCGATAGTGTGCTTGAGAAGATTAAAAGCCTAATAGGCATTATCAAGCAACTTGATAAGCGCGTTACCGCTATGTCATGTGACATCACCAAAATTGATGATTTGGCGTCAACGGCGCTTAACATACCGCAAGAAAAAGACAGACCAAGACCACCTCCTGTTGAGAGGAAAGATTAATGGACGCCGATGCAATCGCTAAATATATTAACCAGTATGGATTCCCAATTATTGCCGCTGGCGGCATGGGTTATATTGTCTATTTTGTATGGCTTTGGGCAACCACCGTCGTAAAGCCTATCCTGCAAGAAGCCACAGACGCGCTAATTGAGCTAATCGACCAAGTGCGGGTGCTGGATAATGACATGATAAGACTGACGCAAAAACTGACCACTATTCTATTGCTACGGGAAAAGAAATGAAGATAGGTGAAAAAGGGCTAGCCCTAATTAAAGAATTTGAAGGTTGTAAGCTGCAAAGCTATAAATGCCCAGCAGGTGTTTGGACGATTGGCATAGGCTCAACGCGCTACGCTGATGGCAGTCCAGTGAAAGCAAATCAAGCGTTGCCAGCAGAAGCGGCGGCTATGCAGCTATTAGCGCATACGGTAGGCGCGTATGAACATACGGTTAACGCTATTGGTGTGCCGCTTACGCAAAACCAGTTTGACGCGCTTGTTAGCCTCTGCTATAACATTGGCAGCGGGAATTTAATTTCGTCAACGCTTGTTAAGATGTTAAAAGCAGGCAATGATAAAGCAGAAGTAGCAAAGCAGTTTTTAAGATGGAACAAGGCCGCCGGTAAAGAATTAGCCGGCTTAACGCGACGCAGAAATGCCGAAGCAGAATTATTTTTAGAACACGATGATGAATAACCCATTTAAAGACTTAGTAGACCACGTCAGCCACGTTGTAGACAGTGTGGCTGAGGTTGCAGAGGAAGTGGTAGAACATCCAGTTGAAGCTGTTATTGATATTATTGATGTAGTCTCTTAAGCAAGTATTTCTTCACGCTCACGGTTAGCGCGGAGTATGCAGTAGCGCTGATGCAAACGTACCAAAATAGAGCGTCTACGTTTACCGTGACGCTCTGACTCAATCATCACCTGTAATTCACCTTCTGTGTAAGTATTCAAATTAAAGAAGATGTCGCGCCATGTTAAGTTGTTCATTTTAATTCCTCTAAGGCAATATCTGAAATTGCGCGTTTGTCATGCAGACTTGCAAATATGCGCTCGTCTACGGTTTTATCTGTTAGCAGTACATAGCAATATACGGCGTTCTTTTGTCCACTACGGTGCAATCGTCCAATGGTCTGCTCATATCTATCAAGTGACCACGGAAGCGACAGGAACACCATTTTACTGCCGCCAAATTGAAGGTTAAGCCCATGCCCTGCTGATTTAGGGTGGACGAGTAGCAATTCTACTCGCCCTGCGTTCCACGATGAGATAACACCTTGCTGGTCAATTGTCCGCGCATTAGGGTATCGGCGTTTAAGTTCTTCAAGCTCTGCTTGAAAGTTGTACACAATAATCGTATTGGCGTGTTGGTTCTCCTCAAGTATTTCGTCTAGTCGGTCAAACTTGTGGCGCGAAAACCATGCGGCGGGTTGCCCTTCAATATACGAAAACCCGCTGGCCATTTGTTGCAGTTTGTTCACCACCACAGCGGCGTTAACCGCTATGATTTCTTTTTCTTCGTGATACACCACAAAGTCTTTCTTCATCTCTTTGTACTGCTTCATATCCATTGCGCATTTAACTGGCACAACGTTAAGCGGAGGCAAAGTATCCATATACTCTTGCGTGTCGATAAGATACGTTGCGGGCTTAATTTCCGCCATTACGTCACGCAGTGAAGTGGACTTGGCTACCCACTCACCAAAATCTTTATTGAGCAACACAAAATACTTTTGAAGAAACGCGGTCTTGGATTTTCCAAGAAGCGACGCGTCTACTATCTTGCATTGCCCAAATACGTCTTCAAGTCCGTTACTGGTAAACGAGCCAGTAAGACCCCATTTAATTTTAAAATCCTTAATGCGGGCAAACAACGCTTTAAAACGTTTACCTGATGGGTTCTTTAAAACAGTCAACTCGTCAAACACCACGCCGTCAAAGTCAGGCAATGGCGGTAGCGTTTGCAGCGTATCGTAATTAGTCACCACTACCTGTGACGGCGCGTCGAATGCTGTCAATCTTTGCGCTAACGAGCCAACGGCTATAGATATCGTAAGACTTGGTGTCCACTTCGCCGGCTCTATCGTCCACACGTCCGTGCAGACACGCTTTGGCGCTATCACTAAGAATCGGCTCACTCTGCCCGTGTCGAGCGCCTCCTTCATGGCGGTTAGCGTTATCGCTGTTTTGCCCGCCCCCACTGGGGCGAGAATCATGCCCTTGTCTATTTGGCTCAAAAAGGCAACAGCTTCTATCTGGTTGGGTCTTAGCATTAATAAATTTCCATCTTAAATACGCCGTTTTGGGGTGGTCTGCCATCATTGGGATGGTGCAACAGGGGGTATAGCATATCCATACCCCATTCATCGTTTTGAGCTTTGGTTTCATCTATCCCGCCAAGGCAGCACAATGTCGCTTACCTTCAGGGGGATAAACGGTACAGAATCTAGCCACTTAAGCAAATTCATGTAGTTTTCCATATCTTCGCCACGAAGGCCTTTAATGGTTGGGTCTTGGTCAACAGGGCCACTTTTAAACGCATACATTAGAAATTCTCCAATTTGATTAGTCTGTCTAAATACCATCTTGCTTTGCGTAAATCTTCAACACCGCCTTTTTCTCTAAAGCGCCATTGATACTTAAAAACATTACCGCGCAGATACCCACGAAACTCCTCTTGCGTAAGCATTGCTTCCATCGCGTCGATGCACTGCATCTTGTCGCCTTGATAATGTGCTGGCGCGTTTACACTATCGCTCTCATGTACACTGTCACCTCTTAACATAGCGTCATCTCCCAACGTTTAGGCACTAAATAGTGCGTTCTTAGAAACTCCATAAAATGCTCGTTGCGACGTTTACCCATTGGGCGTTTAGGTTTGCTTCTGGTTTCTTCGTCACGTTGTTTTTTAGCCATCAATTTAGCGCAGTTTGCTTCCAGTAAACTTTTACGAAAATACGCTCTTGAATACCCGTTCTCTATTCGACGAATAAACGGTTCTCCGCGCATGAGCGCAGACACGCTAGGGTAGCGCAAATCGTTTTCGTCGCAAAAGTCAATCATGGTCATTTCATCTTCGCCTGCTTTAATAACCTTGATGTTACTAATGCTTAAGTTGCACGGGTTGCCATCTAAATACTCTACTGCGTCAGTATGCTTCGGATACCATCCATAAGCTAAAAACACGGCAATCTTCCACGCTAGAAAGTAGGAGTGCATACCGCTTTTCTTGACGTTAATCGTAGCGTTCTTATTTCTCCAGTTAAGCGCGGCAGGCGTATTTGCGCCACCTTTGAAGAAGTGACCTGTTGTGCTGTTGTATCGTATCGCGCTTCTTATAATCTCTAAATCTTTATTTTTCATTTCCGCTTACCACGTCAAAAAATCGTAATCTGTCGTCCATCGTCAAGTTGTTTAGTGCTTTGTATAGCTTGCGCGTTTCGCCGTTGTGCTGACGTACCAAGCGCCGGCATCTAGCACGAAAGCGTTGCTCGTTAAGCTCGTTAATTAAGCCAAGCGTAAACACTTCGCTAGTAAATCTGTCTTTTAAAAAAGGGCTAAGCCCTATAAATATTTGTGAAATGTTCATCTTTGGTGCCGTATATCATTAAAAATGGGTCTTCGTTCTTTGCAGCGGTCACACTCGCGGTAACCAAGGCTATTATATATGCGCCAATGGTCATGTTTACAGTCAACCGTTGTTGGCGCAGGTGTCACTGGCGATACGGGTTTTACTAATGACATAGCCATAACCCCGTTAAAAATAGTACGCCAATGTAAAACATGAGCGCCGCAACGTCATCGATTTGCATTACCCTTCCTCCAGTGCGCGAAGCATTAACTTCAATTGCTCAATTTCTTTGAGGAGTTGAAGTTTAATTTTCTTCAGCTCTTTTTTGTTTTTCTGCGCCATTGTCAGGCGCTTATATAATTCTTCTTTACTCATTTTGCTACCATCTCCCCACGGATGTTACGTTCCATTTCGTACACTGAATAGATGCGCCCATCGTGAATAATAAATTCGCCGATGGTCGTTTTGATGATTTCATGGTAGTGTCTGTGTGTTGCGTAAATTGTCAACGTTGATGCAATAGCACCAATCAAGAACGCGCCGACTGCAATCCAAAGTAGTTCGTCTTTCATTTTTTCTTTCCTTTGATTAGCGCTTTGATTTCGTCTAAATCGGTAACGCGCCACAAGAATGATGGTGCGCCTGCTTCGGAGAATCGTTTACTGCCGATTGGAAATACACCTGACCGGCGAATATGGTAATCCATGCCAGAGCGACTGATTTTATTAGCCACACAGTAGGCTTTTATTGTTGTTTCAGTCATTCTACTACTCCCATAGCGCTGTCGTTACAGACAGCGGTTATGATACGAGTGGGACGTTTACTCATCTGATAAGCCCCTATTGCAAGATTCCATTCTTCCTTAGCATTGTTGCAAGCCGTCATGCTGTCATAGGGGATTACACTTGTAGTGTAGGCTATGGTTTCGTGAGATGTTGTTCTGCCGCGTTTGTCGATATTAGTATCGACGGTTAAGAATGACAATGTTAAAACTAACGATGCGCTCATCTCATCACCTGCTTCATGATTTTACGAAGGCGTGTAATTTCAGTTAGCGCATTGAGGTGCAAACGCGTCATAACTAAGAAGCAAAACAGCATAATAAGGTATGCCAAATTGCTTTCATCAAGGTATTGTAAAAATTCAATCATTGTTCTCTCTCCAGTTGTTAATATCTTCTTTGCTCCAAAGACAAGCGTACTTTTGATTAAGTTTGCCCATGTCTGATGCAAAAACTTTTTGCAGTGCTGACAGCTTGCCACCTGCGGTTTTAAGCTCAATAAACCATGTACTGCCATTAGGTAAACACACAATTCTATCTGCCACTCCCCGACAAGCAGGGGAGGTGAACTTATATGATTTGCCGTCCATTTCTTTGACGACTTTTATTAAATATTTTTCGATGTCTTTTTCTAACATGATTAAAGTTTATCATTGCAAACTTTTCTTTGCAAACTTTTTTTGATATACTGCAATCTCATTAAACAATTAGAGGTTAAACTATGAGAGTACGCCAAAAAGGATTCAATCGCTACGACGTAAAATGGCGCAGTTTTAAATACGCGATGTTTACTAGAGATATGACTATGACGCATCTATTTAGAAAAGAGCGCCCTTATAAAGTCCATGCGGTGCTAAAAAGAATAGGAGCGATAAGATGGTAAATGATTTGTACGAACACTCCGTATCTTAAAGTTGCTATCTGGTTTAGAGAAATATGAGGAGGAAGATGATGCCCCTAACTAAATGCGGTAAGTTTTATTACTATGGTAGGAAGTCACGGGCAAGGATGATGGATGATTTAAACCTGCGGTACGACATAGATAAAGACCACGTAAGAAATTATTTAAAACACTTTTGGAGAAAGACAAATGACCGCAGAGCAATATGTAAAACATCAACAAGGGTTATTGCGCCAATTAGCGTGGCTAATCAATGCCGCTAGAATTGGTGAATTACATACTTTAAAAGTAAAGGAAACAAAATGAGCCATTCAAGTATTGCCGGCGGTAGCACCGCCAAACGAGTTATCGCGTGTCCTGCCAGTGTTAAGCTGGTGCAACAAATGCCACCTAAGCCATCGTCATCATATGCCGATGAAGGGACGCTTTGCCACCTTGCAATGGAAAAGTTACTCACTGAGGATAACTTTAACATTTACAGTTTGTCGTATGCGGGCATTGATATGACGACTGAGCTGGCAAAAGAAAAGATTGAACCGGCGCTGGCGGCGCTTGATGAAATTGACCCTTCTAAATCGATGGAGTTTACCGTTGAAGCTAACGTAAGCTACGGTGATTTCTTGCCTGACGTGTTCGGTAGCGTTGACCTTATCGGCAGACTTGGTGACCGCGCTGTCATATTAGATTGGAAGTTTGGCAGTGGCGTTAGCGTGGAAGTGGAAGAAAACGAGCAGCTCCTGTTTTACGCCGGCGCAGCAATGCGCACAAAAGGGCTAGAATGGGTGTTTGATGGCGCGGCGGCTATTGAACTTGTGATTGTTCAGCCCCCGTCTGTTAAGCGCTGGAAAACCACCGCTAAACGCATTCGTGAGTTTGAGAAAACGCTTAAGAAAGCTATCGATTTGTCTGAAACACCTGATGCACCGTTAGCCAGTGGCAAACACTGCAAGTGGTGCGCGGCTAAACCAACTTGCCCGTTAATGACAGGTGAGGTAGATAGGGCGCTGAAGGCAACGCTTGATAATATTGATGCAGAATCTATTGCAAACTATTTACAACAAGCTGAGATTCTGGAACAATGGATTACCGATTTGAGAGCATTAGCGTTTCAAATGCTTGAAGCGGGAAAACCTGTCCCAAACTACAAACTTGTTGCAAAGCGGGGAACAAGAAAATGGACTAATGAGGCGCAAGCAGTCGAATCGCTTTTGGCTCTTGGTCTGACAAATGATGACATCTACGATTCCAAATTGGTTTCGCCGGCGCAAGCAGAGAAGAAATTAAAGGCTCTGAAACTGCCCATGCCGGATGATGTTGTCGCAGTGGTATCTTCTGGCAGTACAATGGCGCACGAATCTGACCCGCGCCCTACTGTCTTATTAATCGGGCAACAATTAACAAACGCCCTCAATAAACTTTAAAGGTAATCTAAAATGAACAACGTATCTGTATTTGGCAACGCCACCCTTCCAGCCGTTAACAGCATCTCTAATGCACTTCGTAACATACAAACTGACACCAATACTTCTGGTGGCGTGACTATCCTTAAAATGGACAGAACAGGTCACTGGGTATATGGCGCGTCTGAAACTGAAGTGGACAACGATTCTGTTTGGGCGGTTAATCCTTTCAGCTTTACGCACGGTTTTATTGCGTGGGGTGAAGGTGAAGTATTAGGTGAAAAAATGGTCAGCGTGACTGAGCCATTGCCACAAGTTGAGCCTGCGCCTGCCGCTGCTAAACGCGGTTGGGAAACGCAAGTGGGCTTCTCCCTCAAATGTATTGATGGCGAAGACAAAGGCGAAGAAGTACGCTACACAGTC